CCAGCGATACTGGCAACGGAAGCACCAGACCCTGAGATGCTCGCCCTTCCTGCCGCAGTGGTCGTACCTGCACGATGGCGGGTCCTCCTGCTTGCAGTCCTTGCAGTGCGGCTTGGCGTCGTGGTAAGCCACTCCGATGTTGTCGCCTTCGCACTTCGGGCACGGCCCGAACTCGCGGGGCTTGGGCGGTGCGACACCACCGATGACGACCGTCGGCGTCATGAAGTCGTTGGCCTGCCGCTGGGTCCGGCACCCGACATCGTGGACGGTGCCGACGCAACCGCAGCCGAAGTCTCCGGTCGTCATGGCTTCATCGCCATATTGCGAAGGAGGCGGATGGCCTTGGCGTCGTAGCGGTCGGGCTCCGATAGGACGTCCAGCAGCAACTCGGTCAGCCGCTCTCGCTGCCCTTCGGTGAGATGCCCTGGCGCCAGCAGCAGGATACCGGCTAACTGGTAACACTCCCACCACTTCCCGTGCTTGGTAGTCATGGCTTCGCCTCCAGCGCCTCGTGGGCGGCGAGGGCGGCACGGATGCGACAATCATCGGCGTGTCGGTCCAGCCAGTCGTGCGCCTTCGCAGGCTCACCGGGTACATCATGTTCCCATTCGTAGACCATCAACTTGCACTCACGACAGTAGCCGTCCTCGTCTGACCCTAGCGCCTCGGCCAGCCGCTCCGCGTCGGCACTGGCGGCGGCCAGCGCAGCCTCGGCCTTGTCTGCCCTGACCACAGCGCACGGGAAGCGCACCTTGACGTGGTCATCATCGGTGTGTGGTACCCACTCGCGACAGATGATGCAGTCGCCGTAGGAGTCGTCCTCGTGGACGGGTGGCGATTGGCGGCAGGCGCAGTCCGCGTCGTAGGTCGTGTGGTCACTCACTTCGTGGCCTCCTCGTGTGCGGCGAGGGCGGCATCCCACGCGACACGAGCCTCGCATCGCTCCCCCACCATCGGCGTGTCATGCGTGACGCACCAGACGCCATCGGTGCCGCCACTTGTCGGGAAGCAGGCCGGGATGCCAGCCGCGTCCATCGCCTCGGCCAGCCGCTCGGCGTCGGCGCAGACCTCGGCCAGCGCAGCCTCGGCCTTGTCGGCGCGGTCGCTGGCGGCACGCCACAACTCTTGGTACACGTCCTTTGCGTTCTCGGCTTCGATGGCGTCGCAGGGCGTACCGGGGTCGTAGATGGCGCGGCCAACCGAGCCGTCGCATTCGTGCTCGCCAGCGTGCCGCTCGCGGATGGAGTTTGTCTGGAGTTTGGTGTCGGTGACACTCATCCCTCGTCTCCCAGCGCAGCGTTGGCAACACGCACGAGGCCAACCACCCCGTCTGGTGCCAGAGCCAGACCGAGTAAGGACGTGCCCCGCTTCTCCACGATGTAGTCGCAGGGCGGCACGTTATCCCACAGTCGCTTCCCGGTCGGGGTCGTGGGCTCAGTGAGGCCGAGCCAGGCGACGATGACGGCATGCTCGTGGGTCATGCCTCACGGTCCTTGGTCCAGCGGACCTTCCTGCCGACAGGCATCTTGGGCTCATAGAACAGGGTCGGTTTGTCAGACGACCTCGGTCCGTTCGTGTGGCTCCACGCTGGGTGGTCGATGTAGCCGTCCTCGGTCCATCCGCTGGCCCGCAGGCTCGCGCCACCCTCATCGGGCAGCGTGTATGTGATGAGCCGGTCATAGCCGAGCGCCCACGCCGCCCGCGTCAGGGCGCCGTAGAGCATGGAGCAAGCGTTGCGTGAGCCATCGGTGGCGACACGTGTGACCTCAGCAGTGCGTCCGTCGTCACTCATACGAGCCAATGGCCGAGAGAGAACGCCCACTCCCACGAGCTTCTCGCCATCACTCAGGCCGACGCTGACACGGTGCCCGACCGGCGGCTCGTTGTGGCGGTGGTGCTCCGCGATGAAGCGGCGTGCCTCTGCGAGTGTGATGGGCACGAGTCGCAGGCTGCTCGGGGTCGTGGGCTCAGTCATGATTCGTCCCTCCCGTTCACGTCGAGGAAGTAGCGCCCGGTCATCGCGATGAACTCGCCCAGCGGCACTGGCCCGCCGTGCTCCTCGGCCCAGTCGTTGGCGCGGACGATGATGACGTCGACCGGCCGCACGCCGACGTGGACCCACGAGCGCACCAGCAGCGGACGGAGGTCGCGCCGCAGCGGCTCCATCGCCTCGATGGGCACCGTGATCCAGGCGTGCGCGTCGATGGGTCCCCACTCACCCAGCCTCCCGACCCAGCGGGGCACGTCGTCGCGGGTGGCCTTGGACTGCCACTTCCACGTCCGCCCGATGAGGTCGATGGCGTCGCCGTACTCGCCCACCTTCGTCGGGCCGTAGAGCTTCTCGAGGCGGCGCTCGGTGTCCTTGCCGAGACGCGAGGCCGAGCGGCCTGCACGGGACTTGGTGGCGTCCTTGACGGCGCCGCAGGAACATTCCATGCGCCAGCCACGACGTGGACCCTCGTGTGGCCCATTGCACTTCCACGGCGTCACGCAGTTGGGGCACATGTCACCGTCGTCGTTCCAGAGCCAGTCGTGGCGATGGCGCGCTGTCTCGCGCTGGAGCCGCTGCGCGCCGAGATTGGCTCGGGGGTCGGTGGTCATTCGAGCACCCGGTAGTTCGTCTCGGGCACCCAGCCCTCAGTGGTCATGACGCGGCATCCGCTGGTGATGCTCCACTCGGTCTCGACATCCCACCTTGAGTCACAGCCCCACGGTGAGGTTGACCACATCGCTACCAGCAGGACCAGGCCAGCGACGAACCCTAGGACGACCAGACCAATGACCAATGCACGATCCGCCTTACTCATGGCTGCCTCCTCCCGCAGCGTCGGCACAGGATGATGACGGAGCCGTCCTTCATGTCGGAGCGGACCCAGTCGTGGACGTGGTCGGTCATGCGGCGCGCTCCCGTTCGAGGTAGGCCATCAGTTGGCGGCCGATCCATTCGGTGTAGGAGGGGGGGATGGCCTGATTGAGCTGCTGCCGTGTCATCCAGTCGATGCCCATGAGTGCCCGCCGGACGTCATCGGGCGGCGCGTAGCCGCCCGTCCGCTTGACACTCGGGTCAAGGGAACGGTTCTTCGACCACGCGCCGCCGTAGACGCCACCGACGCGCATCCCCTTGACGTGGCGGCATGGCCCTGGCGCCATGATGTACGCCGAAGACTGGAAGAGCCGATGGCGCTTGAGTTGGACCGTCTGCTCGATGTAGTGGTCCCATGAGCGAAGGTCGAACATCGAGCCGCAAAGCGTCACGGCGTCCGGCAGCGGTGCGCCTACCACGTTCTCGCAGACCCACGGCACGCCGATGGCCCGCAGCGTGGCGAGCGTGTCGGGCACGAGGGCGGGATGCTCGCGGTCATGAGCGTGGCGGGTGATGCTGTATGCCTGACACGGCGGCGATGCATGGATGGCGTCAAACTCCGAGCCATGCTCCCTGAGATACGTCAGGGCATCGGCCTGGTGGAACTCGAAGGGGTAGCGCGGCTGGGGCTTGATGTCCACGCCGACGACCTCGAAGCCCGCGCGGTGGTAGCCCATCGCTGCGCCTCCGGCGCCGAAGAGATCGAGGAGTCTCACGACGCCACCGCCGGCCGTGGGACGAGTCGCTGGAACTCTGTCTCTCCCGTCGTCGTTTCAACGCCTCGCGCTCGCGCGCTACCGTTCCGTTCCTTACCGTTCCTTACCGTTCCTATACCGTTCCGTTCCGTGTCGGGGATGTGCGGGGATGTGCGGGGATGTGCGGGGAGTGCCGGGCAGTCGCCGGAAAGATGCTTCCGCTCGATGGTCGTGACACGCTTCGTCGGACCAGACAACCGCTGGTGCTCTGGCAGCGTCGGGATGACGGCGTGACCGCATTCGAGCACCACGAGCCGGCCGCTGTCGGTCAGCTCCTTGCCCCATCCGGCGATCGATGCCTCGCGGCGCTTGACGGTCTGGTGGGGGAACAGTTCGGCACCGATGCGGTGGATGTTCCACTCGAGGTAGCCGGCGTCGTCGGCGGCGCACCAGAGGCCGATGTAGCAGAGCCGGGCGCCGTAGGTCAGCGCGGCCATCTTCTCGTCCAGCCAGAAGTCGGGCTTCACCTGGCGGATGCGCATGTCACGCGCTCAGGCCGAGGTCGAGTTGTCCTTCGGCACGGTGAAGGTTGCGCACCGCGGCGCTCCAGTAGCTCGGCTTCAACTCGATGCCGATGAAGCGGCGCCGCTGCTGGATGGCGACGTAGCCCTCGGAACCGATACCAGCGAAGGGCGACAGCACGAGCTCTCCAGGGTTACTCCACAGCAGGACGCAGCGGCGGATGGTCTCGAGCTGCAGCGGGGCAACGTGCTTCTCGTCCTTCTCGTCACGCCCCTCGGCAGCCGATAGCGTCTCGCTCTCGCGGATGCCGTACCAGACCGGGCGGGCCCAGCTGATCCAGTCCTCGTTATCGACCTCATCCGAGCGGATGGGCACGGCGTTGTCGCCAGGTCGGCGGAACACGAGGATGTAGTCGGCGTATGCGGGCCTGAGCCACGAGCGGTCCCGCTCCTTCTGGACGAAGAGCAGCCCCTTTGCCTTGGTGCGGATGGCCTGCGCCTGCGGGTCCTTATCGATGCAGACCTCGCCGTGATACAGGAAGCCGCGGCTCTCGAATGACACGATGGTCTGCCCGCGGAAGTCCTTGAGCGCCGTTACGCCATCGCGCGCGACCGTCTTGGGCACCTGACTTACGTGGACGGCGATGTTGCGCCCGGGCTTCATGACCCGCAGCAGTTCGTCTTGGATGAAGCCGAAGTGCTCCCAGAACTGCGCATCCCCGCGGCTGTTGCCGAGGTCCCGGTCGGTCGGTGAGTAGGTGTACAGCGAGAGGAAGGGCGGGCTGAAGACGGAGAAGTCGATGGACGCATCGGGCAGCTCACGCAGTCGCTCTGTGCTGTCGCCCAGCAGCATCCGCCACCCGAGGCCGACCTCCTCGGCCGTCTTGTAGACCTCGGGCTCGCGGGCCTCGCCCAGCGCCAGCCGCTCATGCTCCGAGACGGCCGCCATCAACTTCTCGCCCATGTCGAGCGCCTCCTCTTCCTTGCGCATGACGTTCTCGTAGATGGCCGCCTCGGCATCCGACAGCACGACGTGGGCTGTGACGGTCTCGGTCTGGCCGAAGCGCCAGCAGCGCCGGATGCACTGGTAGTACGACTCCCACGAGTCGGAGAGGCCGACGAAGGCCATCTGGTGCGCGTTCTGGAAGTTCATGCCGAAGCCGGCGATGCGCGGCTTGGTGATGAGCACCCTCGCCCGTCCGTCTTGGAACGCCTCGATGCCCTCCGCCTTCTCCTCTGGCGACTGGCTGCCCTCGATGAGCAGCGACCCGGGGATGGCATCGCGCAACTGGTAGCCCTCGTCATTCAATCCGTGCCAGACGAGCCACTGGCCCTCGCCAGCGTTGACAAGTTCGGCAGCCCGGGCGACGCGGTCGCTCATCGTGGAGCGGCGCACGGCTGAGCGGTCCGTGATGCCCTTAAGCCCACCGAAGAAGAGCTGCCCATCGGGGACGTAGCCGGACTCCACCCATTCGGGCTGGATGACCAGCTCGGGCAGGATGTAGCCGTCATCCTCAAAGCCGATGTCCGATGGGTGCCGGACGCTCATCGACCACGACGCCAGCCAGCGGAAGAACGCATCCTCGGCATGGCCCTTGAGGAACCAGCCCGAGCGTCGGCTGTCGTCCGACTTGTGGACGAAGAACTCGGCCAGCATCTCCTGCATGGACGCGATGCCAAGGAACTCGGAGTGATTGCCGATCTCCACCAGGTCATTCGGAGCCGGCGTAGCCGTGCAGGCCAGCCGGTACGGTGTCTCAGCGAACATGGCCGTAAGCCGCTGGCGCGTCTTGCCGTCCATCGCCTTGAGAATCGAGGACTCATCGAGCACGATGGCCTCGTACCGCCCAGCATCGAAGTGCGGCAGCATCTCGTAGTTGGTGATGCTGACATCGGCGCTCGTGCGCCCATCCTCCCTGACGTACGCCAAGTCGACGCCTATCCGGCGCGCCTCACGCACGCTCTGGCGAGCCACGGACAGCGGCGCGACGATGAGCGTGCGCTTGCCCAGTAGACGGGCCCACTCGAGCTGCATGAGCGTCTTGCCGAGGCCAGTGTCAGCGAACAGGGCCGCCCGCCCACGACGCAGCGCCCAGACGACGAGCGCGCGCTGGAACGGGAACAGCATCGAGTGGACCGCATCAGGCGAGATCGATGGGCCCGTAGGGGCGAGCGTCTTGGCCTTCGCCTCGAGGAAGGCGGCGTACTCGCTCACGCCACCACCCTCCGACGCTCATACGCGTCCCACCTGCTGAAGAGCATGGCGTCCGGTTGCTGCTCCGAGAGCGTGCGCACGGCCCACTCGTGGTGCCGCTGCGTGCGGACGTGCTCGAGGACGTGCTCCGGCCACTGGTCTCGATCGTTGGGGACGATGACGGTGCCGCCGCAGGCACAGGTGCTGCGCCTCATGGCCGCCACGCCACGACGAAGAGGCCCACGAGGCCGATGACGATGAGCAGGGACATCCAGACGGCGCTGTGCTTCATGCCGCACTGTCTTTCCGAGGTGTCTTTGCGCTGCACTTGTGGACACGCCGGCCCGCGTCATTGACGAGCACCAGCGTCCCGTCGATGCGCACCCAGCGCACGATGGCCTTGCACTGTTGGCACTTGATGGGGCCGAGGAGGGTGGGGTACTTGGCGGTCATGGCATCGGTCCTTCCAACCAGCCACCGTAGTAGCCGTTGGACGAGTTGCGGTACTCGACGATGACCTCGCCCTTCGGTGACTGGAACGCCGTCTGGTAGACACGGACGCACTCGCCATCAGCGTCCGACTCGCCCATGTCCTGCTCGGAGTAGCCGGTGAAGACGACGCCAGCGATGTCAGGAGGGACCGTGATGTGCTCAATCCACGAGTGCGAGCAGCAGTCGCCCATCGCTTCGTACTTGAGCCTGCGTCCATCGGTCAGCGTAAAGACAAGCAGGCTCCCGTCATCCTCGACGGTCACCGACTCAACTGGTTGTTCATGCAGTGGGCTGTAGTCGGCGGACGACCCGAACAACGAATGAACCATGTTCATGAAGCCGGGATATGAGATAGGCCGCAGTTCGTCGTCTACGCCCACGTCTCGTCTGCCTTGTTCCGATGGGGCCCGCGATGATCGAGGGTGCGCTGGCAGCGGCCGAACTCGCCGCTGAACGCCGGGCACGTTGGTGCCGCCATGGGATTGACCCTGCCACTCCCAGCAGCGACAGGACCGGCGGCATGCTCGGCAGGAGGAGGCGGCTCTTCCACGGTGGGCGCGGCGTCGTCGCGCACCTCCTCCTGCTCCTGGTCGACGGGGGGGAGTCCGTCGACCGCGGTCCCGTCCGCTCGTGGCACGAAGGGTGCGGGACCTGATGTGTTCAGCCCGAGCCGTTCATGGACGCGGGCCATCGGCGTATCGCCGTTGTGGGCGGTCGCCGGGATGCGCTGCGGGCGGGCGCTCTCCTCTTCTGCGCGGGCCTCGATCTCCAAGGCCCGCTCCGCGACGTGGGCCAGCGGCAGCCGCTTGGCGATGCGCTTGAGCACCGTCTTGCGGGCCATCTCGTCGGGCCAGTCGACCCACGGGCCGTCGTCGGCAGCGCGGCTCGAGCGGCGCACCATCTCGATCTCGGCGTTGGGCATCCATTCGATGACCAGCTCGCCCGAGCGCAGGCGACAGATGGCATAGGCGCCGACGCGGTTCCCGCGAGCGGTGAGGGACGGGCGATGCACGACACGCGGCTCGGAGCCGAGGTCCAGCGCGAACTCGTCCTCCTCGTAGACGCACTGGGCGTCGATGCTGGCGATCTCGCCGGAGCGGCGGATGAGCTTGAGCAGCCCGCGCCAGCCGACTTGGAACTGTGCTTCGTATCGCCCGGTGTTCCGGTTGCGGTAGGGCAGGACGTAGCCCTCGCCCATGAGTCCGTTGGGCTCGAGGCCGAGGGTCGCGCTGTCGCGGATGGCTTCGATGATGGACGCCGGGTCGGACTCGAGCACCTTCGGGTTGCTCGTCACGGCGTGAAGGGCGACGGTGCGGAACCGCTCATACAGCCGCTCGTCGTTGCCCAGCAGGGCCCGAAGCTGGTCGGCCCTGTTGTCCAGCAGGACCATCACCTGACCCGCGGTCTCCTTCGGGTCGATGCGGGCCACGGCCCTAGTCATCGGTCTCCTCCTTCTTCCAGTTGACGCGAAGCACCCGCGTCTCCTCCCGCTTGACGACGTACTCGGACGCCTTCTGCATCCGGTACGTGACGTTCCCTTGCGGTGCCAGCAGCCGCGTCGCGGTGCCCATCTGCTCGGCCAGGCGGTTCTTGATGAGGGCGACGTGCTCGGCCGCGTCCTTCTCCGCCCTCTGCGCGAGACGCAACTCATCTAGGAGCAGCACTTGCTCGGCCGTGGCCGTGCGCTCCTCCTCGACCGGCTGGTGGCGCGCCGCGAGGTAGCGCCGATAGGCGTCGGTGCCGTCGACTTCCGGCGGGATACCCGTCTGGACGTGGTCGGTCCAGAACGCCACGGCGGCTTCGATGAGAGCGTCGATGAGCCCTTGGTCGCGGTCCACGCGATGGATGGCGATGTCGTCGGTGGCCGACAGCACGGCCACGTCCACCCACAGTCGGTCGGTGAGGGCCATCTGCCAGTTGGTCTGCACCCGCACCGCGGGCGGCGGGCCATCGGCATAGGAGCTGGCCCGCGAGGTGGCCTTGCACTCGACCAGTCCCGGCTCCCCGACGACACGCCGGTCGGGGTGGACGTACAGGAACGGGTACGTCTTGTGGCGCACGACGCCGATGCGGACAAGCTGCCGACCCGTACTCTCGGCGTAGGCGTCAGCGATGGCATCCTCGAGGATCTGGCCCATGCGCATCCGCCACGACTGCTCCTGCGCGGGACGCTCGCCGCGCTTCTCGAGGTAGACCTCGATGGGGGTGCGGTAGGACGACACGCCGACGATGGCGGCGACGTCGGTGCCGCCCAGCCCTTGCGTGCGCTCTTCGGCGGTCAGGATGGCGACACTCATGCGACGGCCCTCCGCTTGGAGAGCGACAGCGGCGACAGGCCGGCGCGCTGGATGGGGCACGTCGAGTCGCGGCAGACGCCCGTCTCGGGCTCGCACCAGCGGCGGCACAGGTCATCGACCGCGCGCTCGTATGCCTTGACGCGATGCTGCGCCAGCACGCCCGGCTTGCCTGCCACGCCGCGCCGACGCCTCGTGCCCGCGACGTGCTGGCACTTGCGCCCGCAGTAGCGGCCCGCGTTGCTGCCGTGGACGCGCGCCTTGCCGCACACCGGGCAGGGTGTCGTCCAGGCATCGCGGATGAGCTTCGCGAGGCTGGGCCAGTCGAGCAGGTCGGCCAGCGTCGCGGCGTGGCGCGGCAGCGGCCGATGGTCGCCGCTGCGCCAGCCGTAGACGGTGGACACCGGCAGGCCCATCTCCGCGGCCAACTGGCGGGCGGTCACGCCGCGCTTCGTCATGGCCTGACGGATGGTCTGCCGGATGGTGTCGCTCATCGCCCTGCCATCGACACGAAGACGACGATCACGCCGATGAGGGCGAGGATGGCGAGCAGGCAGCCGCACCCGAAGCCCATGCCCTGACCCGCGCCCGTCTGGAAGCCACTCATGGATGTCCCCCTCCCTCTCCCTACGAGATGACGTGGACGGCGACGCCGCCGCCGAAGACGACGCCCGCCAGGAGCAGCACGAGCCAGCAGATGCGCGTGACGGCGGGGTCGATGGCCTCCAGCAGTTCGTCCACGCGGTCCTCGAGGCTCACTTGTCGCCGTCCGGGTGTCCGAGGTGGAAGCGGTGACACGTCGCGCACTGGTACGGCTTGGGCCACGACTTGCGCAGGCGCCAGCGGTTGCTGGTGCGCAGCTCGTGCTTCGCGGCCTGCTCGGACGGGTACGCCTTCTTCGGCCTGCCCTCGGCGTTCACGCAGGACATCAGGGCCACAGCACGAGCCTCCTCTCCAGCCGGTACTTGGCGATGCGCTTGCCGCTGTCGGTCGTGACCATCTCGGCGCGGATGTCGTTTCCGGCGGCACGCAGGTCAGCGATACGGGCCGCGAGCCGGAACGAGCCGCACTCGCGCAGGGCATCCATCGCCGTGATGCCCTCGGGCCGGTCGATGAGGAGACGCAGGATCTCGTCCGTCTGGGTCATGCGACCTTCCGCCGATCGCGTGTCGGGATGCCGCACTCGGCCATCCACTGCATGACCGTCCAGCGAGAGACGTTGAGCCGGGCCGCGACGGCCTCCTGGCTCAGTCCCTCGCCGTCGTAGAGGTCGCGCAGGACGACCGAGAGAGGCTTGCCGTGGGTGGCTTCGATGAGCCTCGCTGTCGGTGTACTTGTGGACATGGCCTACAATGTAGGCCGAGGTGGATGGGTTGTCAAGTACTTGCGCGTCAACACAGTATCGGCAGGCATATCCTCAGTCCCGTGGAGGAGGAACGGGCGGCCCGGCTGGCCTATGTCATCCGCTGGGCACGCGAGCAGAAGGGCCTGACGCCGCCACAACTGGCCGAGCGCTCGAGTCGTGCGGCGTAGCGGCGGGTGACGGCCTCGATCTCGGCCTCGTACTCGGCCAGCAGCTCGTCCATCGGCGCAGGCTAGGGGAGGGCCGTGCCAGCAGCGCGGCACAGACGAAAAGAAGCCCCGCCCACCCGAAGGTGAGCGGGGCTCTTGAGGGGGGAGGGGGCTCAGACGGAGTAGGTGATGGAGCCCATGACACGCTTTGCCGACCATGTGCTGTTGGTACCCCAATAGAGGTACGAGCCATTGGCTGCCATCGCGAAATACGCGCCAGTCGCATCTGACAGGACGAGGAAGACTGCGCCGAACGGCCCGTTCGTGAGCGGCAGCGAGATGCGCGCCTCATTGGTGTCCGATGTCGTCGGCCACGTCACGTCGAACTGCACCGTCACGAGCCGCCCGACCTTGGTGTAGCGCCCGGTGGCAGCCGAGAACGTGACGACGTTGGCGACCGGCGTGTAGTCGCCCTCTTCGTAGTCATCGAGGCAGTTGACATCGGACGACGCTACCTGGGTCGCGGGGAACTTGACGCCCTCGACGTAGGCATCCTGCCAGCGGTACGAAGCCGAGCCGAGGTCGTAGGTGGAGTCCGTCGCAGGCAGGATGGAGTTGATGGTGTGGTCCGCGTTCCAGTTACTGGGTTGCACCAGTGACGTGTCGGCCCCGTCTGAGATGACGCTGACCTTGGTGTGGGTGACTGCCATGGTGTCCTCTCGTTAGGTGGCGCGGAGTCGATAGGTGAGATGCACCTTCGGGTATGAGATCCCCGGCGAGCCTGATACCGAAGCGGCTACGCGGAGGACCACGTCGGTCGTGTCCAGCAGGAAGGGCGGGGCAGCAGTGGCGAACGTCAGGGCGATCCACGTATCGACGGACCCCGCTGACGTCCCCGCCGACGAGCGATTGGTGTAGGTGTCGCTAGCGTCGCCTGAGTAGAGCGTGAAGGTCCACCAGTTGGAGCCGTTGTTCGTAGTCGCGACATAGCTCCGGCCAGAGACGTGCTGCACGTACACCTGGAGGTCACTCGGCAAGGCATACCGCTGGACGATAGCGGTTCCCGGCGCTGCTATGTCCTCGCCCTCGAAGTCGAGGCTGTACTCCTGCTCACTCAGCCAGTACGTCCCGTCCCAGCGGAATAGCATCCCGCCCCGGATGTCGGTGCGGTAGAAGTGGTCCCCGCTCGTCGGGGCGCCGGGAAACGCCGAACCGGCCCCGGTGAAGGCGAAGCCGCCCACGTCGATGGTGTCGGTCCACGTCTTGAGCCAGCGCAGGGCCGTCGTCCCGACCGTGTATGTGGAGTCGATGGCCGGCTTGAGGTCGCGGGCGATGACCCGCTCCTGCTGCGTCAGGAACACCTCGCTGATGCAGCACTCGGCCGTCGTCGTCGTGTCGGTCGTGTTGCGCCGCAGGCCGATGGAGACGCGCGCGTAGGCAGCGTCGTCGGGGATGGCGATGGCCGACGTGCGGACGGTGTCCTTGGAGTCAGCCGTCAGCGCCTTGGTGACCGTGACGCTGTTGGGCGAGGCCGTCGAGGCGAGCAGGTTGCCTTGGTAGAACGTGACGGTCAGGTACGCCAGCGCGCTGCTGTCGAGGTCGGGCACCTTGATGAGCGAGAAGCCCGCCTGGAGCTCGTAGACCTCGTCCGCGGTCGTCGTGACCGGCACGAGTTGCGTCAGGTAGGCGTCGTCCTCGGTGTAGCCGCCGCCGAACATCTGGAGGCGCAACTGGTGGACGCCGGGGACGCCGCTGGTCGAGGCCGAGAAGGCACCACCGTAGAACGCGGTCGGCTCGAAGCCGGCATCGCTCTGCTGCTCCACGAAGGCCACGATCTGGCCGGACTGCGTCGGCTGGAAGGACCAGTAGGGGAGCATGTTGTAGGCGTCCACGATGACCGACTGCGGGGCCGCGGGCGGCACGGCGAAGTCGCCGTTGTAGACGCCCGCCTGTATCCAGCGACGCACCGACGCGCCGAAGCCCACGTCCGTGCCGATGGGCGAGAGTTCGCCCGTGAGCGGGTCGACGCCGACGACGTTGTAGTCAGTGTTGGCGTTGAACAGGCCGGCCCCGCTGATGGGGTCCACGATGCGCCCGGACCAGCCCTCATCGATGATCTGGCCGGGAAGGTCGGACGGGTTGTAGCCCGGAGGCAGGTACGTCATTGCGGGATGCTCGCGGTGTAGCGGTGGACCTGGCGCCCGCCGAACTCGACCTCTTGGATGCGGTCGCCCGTCCCGTTGAGGTAGCGGGTCACGACGCTGACGATGCGCAGCGGTTGGAGGAGGTCACCCGCGCTGCCGTAGGCGCCGGCCCACGGTCCGGGGTCAGCCCCTGCGCCGTTGAGTCCGTGGATGGCCGAGGTGACGTAGATGAGCTGCCCGCCCCGGAAGCGTGGCTCTTCGACGCCCACGTAGGTCGAGAACGACCCGCGCGGCACCGGGTTGCGCGTGTCCTGCATGGCGAGTTTCGCCACTCGCAGGGCCTTCTCCTGCGTGTCGGCGTCGGGCGCCTGGATGTAGGCCGACCGCAGCCCGAAGAGGTACACCGAATGCGGCCCCGAGAGGAGGTCTTGGTCGCTGTACCAGCCGGAGCCGACGCTGTTGCGCCCCTGCACGTAATAGGAGTTCACGAGCGAGTCGGTGTCCCAGTCGATGCGCAGGTTCTCCGGCGCGAACTCCCCGGCGGCAGGACTCGTCGTCACGTTGACATTCTTGGGAGCGACGTGCCACGTCTCCGGGTGGTCCCGGTCATAGACGTGCAGCGCAGGTTGGAAGTCCATGTAGTAGTTCGCGCTGTCCGACGAGGCGGCCAGGATGCGCTCGAGCCCCTGCCGCAGCGTGAGGCGCGGCGGGAAGGTCTGCTGGCTCATCGACTCGGTGAGCGTCTGGACGTATCCCCAGTCGGTCAGCCCCTCCGACACGAGCGGCTGGCCGATGGCATCGAAGAGCCACATGATGCGCGCCCGGTCGGACTCGACGGTGCCACGCACGATGCTGGACTTGATGATGAGTCGATCGAGCAGCGACGAGATGTCGCGGCACGTCACCGACTGCTCCCCGTAGATGGCAGCGATGGCGGCTCGCGGGCGTCCGATGTAGCCCCGGTAGACCGTTTCCCCGAGGTGGGAGATGCGGACCTTCCATTCGCCGCGCAGCGCGGTATAAAGGAGCGTCTTGTCGATGATGTCGAACGAGGCGATGGACTCATCGAGCGTGCCCGTCTCTTCCACGACGATGGAGTCCACGGGGACACGGTCGGTGATGTCCATGGTGTACGCACCGTCAGCCGGTCCGACGATGACCTGGATGGGCCTCGTGGTCGCCTTCAGGTCGCCTGTCCACATCACGCCCAGCCGGCCTCCACGAAGCGCACGAAGAGGTCATAGGTCACGGTGTTGTCAGCGACGAGGTTCTTGATGGCGATGCCGTTGGAGGTACCGGCCGCGATCCAGAGTGCCTTCTCCCGGTCGCGTCCGAAGTCCACGTCGAACAAGGGGTTGACGGTCTGGTTCGTGATGGTCGACTGGATGATGCCGTTGTGCAGCCCGCCGACATCGACCCCTTCGGTGCCCTTGCCCGTGGGCAGCGTGGCGGACGTGGCGCCCGAGGCGGCATCCGCAGGGTCGAGCGGGTCGGGGGTGATGGCCGAACCGCCGGTCCCCGCCGAGGACAGCCGGTAGATGCCGATGCGCGCCTGCCGTGTCGTGCTCGCGGCGGCGCGCTGGTACACCGTGATGCGGCGGATGCCGACGCGCAGCGAGGCTCCGGCCATGACCTGGAGCAGATGCGAGTCCGCGGTGACGCCCGCGATGTTCAGGGCGGTGATGGTGTAGCTCGCGAGCGGCGGTTCGCTCGGCGCGTACATCCACTCCTCGACGGTGTTGGCCCCGTCCGTGCGCTGGAACGTCCTGACCTTGCGCGCGGTGCCCTCATCGAAACTGACGTATGACGTAGCCATCAGACTCCCACTCCTGCGCGCGTGCTGGTGTTAGCGGCCCGCCCGGAGAGCAACAGCCGCGTCGTGTACGGGTCGAGCTGGATGGAGATGTTCATGGGCCCGCCGCTCATGCGCGGCGACGTGTAGGCCGAGGAGGACATGAGCTTGCGCGTGTCCCCGGCGTTGTAGACGGTGCCCGATGCATCGGGCACGAAGACCTCTGGTCCACGCTCACCGACCATCACGGGGATGCGTCCGAGGACCGGGCCACCCATCGCGCGCCCGCCGAGACGACCGGCGATGCTGCGGGCGAATACCTCCGCTGCCGAAGGTTGGATCTCGGTCATGTTGACGTTGGCTTCGGCGCGGGTGGCCCAGCCGACCATGCGCGTCGGCATGCTGCCGATGTCCACTTGCTCGACGGCGGTGCGCGTCGGCAGACGCCCGCCCAAGCCGAAGCCGTCGATGGCGACCGAGGTCCGCCCGATGGCGTTCGTATCGACGGTGCGGGGGATGTCCGTCGTCGTGGGGATGCGGCCGACGCCCCACTCGTTGAGTGCGGTGTTGACCTTGTTGCCGATGGTCGCGGCGACCGTGTTGCCGACCGTCGTCCCGACCGTGTTGTTGACGCGGGTGCCCAGCTCCCCGGCGCCCCACGCGTTGACCCGGCCGATGTCACCGAACTTCGCGTTGCCCACGCCAAGCTCACCCGCGGACCATCCGCGGACCTGGCCGATGTCACCGAACTTGCTGTTGCCGACGCCAAGCTCGCCGGCCTGCCAGCGGTTGACCCGCGTGCCCACCTCGCCTGAGACGAGGGGGTCGGTGTTGCCCACGACCGAGCCAAGCTCGGCGTTGCCCTCGCGCTGGTTCTTGGCGTGCTCGGAGTTGCGGCCGAAGTAGCGCCGCATGATCTTCTCCTGCTCGATGACGAGGCCGCCGATGCCAGAGGCACCAGCGCGGAGGTTCCCGCCCCCAGCGCCACCGCTGGCGCCGCCACCGCCACCACCGAAGAGGCTGTTGAAGCGACCGGGGGACATCGAGCGAGGGGTGCCGCGCGTCGGGTCGTAGCCGAAGTCGCGCGGGTCGCCGCCACGGCCAGGGCGAGTATCCGCCAATGGCATCCCCATCTCGCTGCGACGCAGTCGCCATGCATCGGCTGCCTGTCGCTCATTCTCCCTGCGTTGTGCCTCTTGACGTGCGCGAGCCTCGGCCACGTTCCGCTCCGCTCGCGCGGCGGTCTCATCCCGCCACAGCCCGAGGCCACGCGCCGGGGCCCTCAGGGCATCCACGATGTCATCCGTCACCTGCTGAGTGACGGGCTTCCTCTGTGGCTTCGCCTCCAGGACGAGTCCGAGGTCAGAGCGCGCACCGACACGCCCCGGCTGTGGGTTCAGGTCGATGCCAAGGATCTCAGCGATCTTTCGGAGAATGGGCTCTAGGCCGCGCAGGATAGGGTCTAGGGTCTTCTGGAAGAACGACTGGATCGTCTGGAGTACGCCCTGAAGGCCCTGTAGGAAGCCCTGAAGTTCCTGAAGGCCGGTCTGGATGCTGCGCAGCAACTTGGCGAAGTTGCCGCCCTGCCCCATGCCCTCCGAGAAGACGCCCTTCAGCTTGTCGCTCAACTTGAGGACGGAGTCCCCGACGTCGTCCACGATGCGCGGCAGGGCCTGGAAGCCGCGCTTCATCGTGCCGACCGCCTTCTTGACGGCGTCCTGCATCGCTGACAGTCGCTCCTGGAGCGCATCGCGAAGGTTCTGCAACCGCTCGCGCTCGTTCTGCGTCTCCTGCTCGCGCTCCCACACGCGCAGGGCGTCCTTGGCGTCAGCCAGCGCCTTCTCGGCGTCGATGATGTCGGCGGCCTGCGCCTGGCGTGCCAGTTCTGCCTCGACCGCGCTCATCCCCCCGAAGTAGATGGTCTCGTTGCGCAGGGCAGACAGTTCGCGCTTGGCGTCGTTGATGTCGTTGAGGAGGTCTTTGTGCTCGCGACGGGCGCGGCGGCGGTCCTCGGCGCGGTCGAGCTTGTCGAGTTGCCGGTCGATGGCCTTGATCTGCCGCTCGATGGCGTTCGTCTGCCGGTCGGTCGCGTCGGCCGTGTCCTCCGTCGCGCGACCGAGCATCTTCTGGGCCCGCGTCGCATCGGACATCCCGGTGACGCTGTCGACCATCGCCGCGTTGACGGTCTTCCACTTGAACTCGAGGCCGAAGAAGCCGCTGATAGCGCCGGCGATCCAGACGACGACCGAGGACACGAAGTCCACGATCTGCTTCATGTTCTTCTGGATGGCACCCGCGATGGAGGCCACGAGCGCAGAGAGGACCGGCGCCACGCCACCGAGGATCTGCGAGCCCAAGCCCGTGATGGTGGCGTCGAGCTGGTTGCGCGTGCGCTGCCACGCCTCGGCCCCGTCGATGCCCGCCTGGGTCATCCACAGGCCCGCCCGCTTGGCCTCCATGGCCAGCCGGTGGAACTGCGACTGCGACAGTTGCAGGAGGTCGAGCATCTGGTAGCCGGAGCGCCCGAAGGCGGTCTGCACGGCCGACGTGGAGAGCAGTTGCTTGCCGTAGGTCGAGACGGCGTTGCGGACGCTCTGGAAGATCTCCCATGACGAGCGGAGGTCGCCGTTGGCGTCGCGCACGCGGATGCCGTACTTGGCGACGTTCTCCTCGTTCTCGATGATGGCGCGGGAGAACAGGCTGAACTGCCGCCCCAGTCCCTCGACGTTGATGCCCACGATCTTGGCGACGCCCGCGAGCTTGGAGGTCTGCTCCGCGGTCATGCCCGTCGCGTCCTGGATGTCATCGAGCACCGCCGCCCATTCCTCACCGCGGCGGATGAGGTCAGGGATGGCGTTCGTCAATGCATCGACGGCCCGGTAGATCGCACTGAAGATACGGAACGTGATGTAGAAACTCGCCGCCCGGACGAGCTGGTGGCCAAGCGCGCGGAAACCGGAGGTCAGGCCGTGCAGGCCGGACTTCAACAGGCTGGTCGCGTGCGTGATGCGGTCGAGGCTCGACAGGACCGAAGCCAGCTTTTGCTGGTCCTTCCAGACGAGATTGAGAACGATGTCGATGCGTTCTGCGCTTGCCATCAGTTCCTCATCAGGTGGGTCTTGACGACATCGGTGACTCGCTTGCGGTTGCCCTTGGAGAGCGTGCGCCCGATGATGTCGTTGGACTTCGCGCCGGGGTGCTGGTACGTGTAGCCGCGCCGACCGAGGTAGTTGGGGATGTCATGCGGCTTGGTGCCACGCATGACCATGTTGGCGTAGGCGACCCGGAAGCCGAGATAGCGCGCGGCGATCTCGGTCGTGCGCGGCTTGAGCGGCTTGGAGAACGCCGACGACTTCATCGGGCCGGGCGGCTTGATGGGCTTTCCGCGCGACCGACCGTTTGGTCGTCGCCACGGCGAGGTGGGGTTGGGCGGCGGTGCCTCGCGCTGCATGGCGGGCAGCAGGACGGTGTCCGCCGCCTGCTCGAGGGCAGCCTGGCCGCGCTTGCGCAGGGCGACCTTGCCGAGCTTGGCGAGGAGGTCTTTCTTGACCCTATCGACTCCCTGGACCTCCACGTTCGCGTGCAGCAACCTTCACTCCAGCTACGGTCCCGGTGGCCTGCTCTGGCGCTTCGCCACGGTCCATGCGGTCGCACTTGGCGCACTTGCCGATGTCGTACCGCTCCAGTTCCGCGCCCTCCTCGGGCTCGAAGCCGCAGCGCGCGGGCGGTTGCGGACGCAGGAGGAAGTCGGTCATGTACTGGTGGGCGATGACCCGCTTGCCCTTCGGTCGCCACCACGACCAGGGTTGCTGGCGCGTGACCGCGCCCGCGCGATAGAAGTCGAAGAGGATGAGGGTGCGGCTCGGCACGTCCCAGATGTCCTGGAGCCGTGCCGGATGCCACAGGATGCCGTCGCCCACCGGGCTGGCGAGCCGCGCGGCATCCATGAGGTCATCGTCGGTCGTGTCGAGGCTGGCCCTGCCAGCCCCGGCGTCGAAGGCGGCTCGGACGGCCTTCTCCCACTCGGGGGAGAGGCCTACCTCGCCGCCCGCTGGTTTGGGTACGCGGACTCCACGATGGTCAGGCACTCATCGCTGATGAGGCTGAACACGTCCTGCGGGACGCGGTCGAAGGACTCGCGCTTGAAGGGCAGCGGGTCACCGTTCTCGTCCTTGACGTACCAGTCGACCACGAGACTGCCGATGATGACGTCCTCGCCCGCGAGCGGGTCGGAGCGTCCCAGCCGCTCCGTTTCCTTGCCGATGCGGCGGATGGTCCCGTGGGTGGGCCGACGTTCGATGTCGGCCCACTGGTCATCGGGTAGGGTCAGCCGTTCGACGGCCATGGGAGATACCTCCTAGCAAGGCTCGGGTGTCAGTCCCAGCGGGAGACGAGGTTGTCCAGCGTGACCTGGAAGTCATGGGTGGCCGTCGCGTTGTAGACGGTCTCGCCCGTGAAGCGGATCTGGCGCCGGCCGTCTGTCGTCTGCCACGGTGAGTCCGCGAAGTAGACGTAGGCGTCGATGGTCAGGGACTTCGGCGTGGCCGGGGACGAGCCGGTCAGCGTGGACCCCGGCATGTAGACGCGGATCTTGCGTTCCTGCGTCGAGGCATACGCGAGGTACTGCGTCGTGGAGTTGAAGTCCATCGTGCCTTCGATGGTCATGGACCGCGGCTCCGAGCGGTAGACATCGTTCGGCCAGTGGTAGCCGTCCGCCGCCCAGTGCTGCACGAAGTGGTTGTCGATGGTGAACTGGAAGGACTGGAGGTCCGTGACGAGCGTCGAGCCGATGGTCGTGCCGTCGATGTAGACCTTCGCCTCGGCGGGGTTGATCTCCTCGCTCGTGGCGAAGGACAGGCCCGACGTGGCCGTCGAGGCGACCGCGAGACGCTGGCCCAGCCAGTCCATCTGCATCGTCGCCGGCCCGCCAAGCTCCCAGCCGAACTGGAGCCGGTTGCAGACGGCGAAGGGCATGTAGAAGGTCGTCGCGTCGTCGCCCACCTCCAGGGTGGCCGTGACGAGGTCGTCGGTCGCTGCCGTGGTCGTGTAGACCCATCGCTTGCCCGTCGAGAGGACGGTCTGCGGGACCTGGACCTTCTTGAGCGCAGCGCCGAAGTATCCGGGCAGTTCCTCGAAGGTCGGCACGACCTCAAGGCCGCTGATTTCCGCCCACACCTTCGTCTCGATCGGGGCGCGGTGGTAGCGGATGTAGCTGGTGCGCTGCTCCTCGCGCTGGGACAGCTCGTGATGGTCCTGAAGCTCGCCGCCGAGGATGGGGAGCGCCTTCGTCGCGGCGTGGCTCGCGCCGCGCGTGGGAAGCTCCCAGCCCATCTGGAAGCGGTACAGGGGGACCGTACCTGCGATTGCCATGTGTTACTCCTCTGCGGCCTTGGTGGGGGCTGGCTCAGGCTCCGCGAGCACGAACGCCGCGGGCGTATAGGCGAGGATGGCCGCAGCCTCCTCGGGGTCGAGATCCTGCGCGACGTCGGGGACGCCGGGGATGTAGTGCCCCGGCACGGGGAGGATGCGCACCTTCCCCTTCGGGGGTTTCTTCTCGAGGTTGGCGATCATGATGTCCTCGTAACGCTCTCGATGACCTTGACGACCCACTCTAGGTCCGCGCCATGGAAGGTCTGGTCCCCGTACTCCTGCGGACCGATGGCCGCGGAGTCGAGCCAGGAGTCCTCGACGGTGCCGGCGTAACCCAGCCGCAGTCCCGTGCGGGCGGCGGCGAACAGCCGCTCGACGTACAACTCCGTGTCGGCCTGCGTGCGCCCGATGTCGGCCGCGTTGGCGACGAGCAGCTTCCCGGCGATGCGCGCGATGCGCGCCTCGAAGCCGGCGCCCCGTCCGCCGCGGTCGTTGTTGATCTCGATGGACGTGACGTTCTCGACCTTGACCGAGGGCAGCATGCCGATGACCGAGAGCTTCGTCGCGGTGGCCTCGCGGATGCCCTCGGCCGTCGCAGCCTGCGCAGCGATGGCGACCCTGACGCCATTCCAGTCGGCCATCAGATGATCTCCACGACCTTGTAGGCGAAGCGGTGGACGGTCTGGATGTCCACGTCACGCCAGAGGGCGCGGTAGTTGCGGATGCCCGTGTCGTCCGACCCCTCCGGGTAGCCGCCACGGTTGGAGAGGAACGTGCGCAGCGCGGTCGTCTCGGCCGCAGCGGTCAGCGTCGACGGGATGGCTGCCCAGCCGATGGCCGCGGTGAGGCGCACGTTCTCGTAGCCGGGCAGGAAGATGGGGATGGCGGCATCGTCGTCCAGCCACATCTCCATGGCCGGCCAGTCGGGCTGGCGCAGATAGGCGAGCGGGCGCAGCATGACGTCGCTCGTCACGTCGGTGAACGTCCCGCCCCGCTCATCCGCCATCTCGAGTTTCGTGACGGTGCGGAGCCCGCGCGGGTAGAGCAGGCAGCGCCCGTCCTCGATGGCATCGTGGCCGTCGATGAGTTCGTCGGTGACCGTGCCGGGGCCGACCTGGCGGCCCGCCATGTCCTCGATGTCCTGGTTGACGTCCGCGATGATGATGGTGAGCAGGGCATCATCGACCGTGTCGTCGATGCCCATGCGCTGTTTGACGCCACCGAGCGTGGCATAGGCGAGTGGCGCCATCAGGTCACCGCTTCCATGGTTCGTCGTCCTCCATCAGTCGCAGGAACGCGGCGGCGGCCATGTCCCAGTCGAAGCGGGCAGCGTGCGCGATGCCGGCGGCCCCGACCCGTGCCCGCAGGGCCTCGTCATCCACGAGGTCGAGGATGGCCTGCGCGAAGGCCGGGACGTCGGGGATGGCCCACGCGTGGCCGTGCGACGTGGGCTGGAGCCCGGCAGGCTTGACGAGGATGCCGCCCTCACCGACCGTCTCGGGGATGGCCCCGAAGTCGTTGACGACGACGGGCGTACCCACCGCGACGGCCTCTGCCAGCGTCAGGCCGAAGCCCTCTGAGCGCGCCGTCGAGGCGTAGATGTCGGCGGCCTGGTACATGATGTTGAGCTGCGCGTCCGACATCCCACGGAAGGTGTCGTGCCCGCGCGTGAGCGTGACCTGTGAGTGTCGCCAGCCGCGGTCACGGTAGGCACCGGGAAGGTCGGCCAGCAGCGTCGCCATCATGCCGCCCTCATCCTCGGTGGCGCAGTGGATGACGAAGAGGACATCGTCTCGCACGTCGATGACGCGGCGGATGACCTTGAAGTATTCGGGGTACGCCTTGCGGTCCACGAGCCGGTCAGTGCGCAGGATGACCGTGCGACCCTCCCAGCCGAAGGACCGCTTGGCCTCCTCGCGAGAGGTGACGGGCTCATCGCCCTTGCCCACGCCCGGACGCTCCGGGCTGACCGGGTAGAAGGACGGGCTGATGCCGTGCGGCACGTAGGGAACGTCGTCGCGGCCGAGCAGCGTGGCCAACTGCTCCTGCCCGAAGCGACTCATGGCCACGGGCTTGACATCCCGCCAGATGGCCCGCCAGAACATCGAGAGCCCTTCGCCCTCGATGGGCACGTAGTTGAGCGTCGGCACCGCGCCGAGCGTGCCTTGGTCGGTGGCGAGGCGTTCGAGCGCGGCCACCGGGTCGGCCACGAGCAGGACCCGCTCAGGCACGAAGCCACGGACCAGCTCGCCTGCCACGAAGGCGGCGGTCACGTTGTGACCCATGCCATCGCCCTGGATGCCGGCAGGCACCGTGCGCGAGAGGACGGGGTCGAGGGCGACGCTCTCGAAGGCGGCCTTCATGTCGTCGCCGTCGCCGCCCTTCTTCAGCGCCCGTCCGACCGCGCCCTCGCGGCCGTCGAAGTTGATGCCGAGGATGCGGATGTCGTGTCCCGCCTCGAGGAAGCGGCGGTTCAGTTCGCGGCCGACACGGCCGAAGCCTGTGTCGGCTACATCCGAGATGGTTCCGATCCGCATGGTCACGCTCCTAGCAAACGTGCGATGGCTGCGGCGTCTCGCGCCGGGGAGTAGTGCTGCCGATAGGCGGCATGGATGGCCTTGCACATGACAAGGTGTCGGAGTGGGGTGATGCCCCTGATGATCTCGGCGGCCTCCTCGATGGAGTGCCGGTCGAGGTCGATGCACGTCTCGAGGTCGCGCCAGAGGACCCCGCCGAGCTTGCCGGCGTAGTGGCTGGCGTGGCCGATGAGCGGGCGCCCGATGGCGGCCCAGCCCCACAGGACGTGGCCGAAGCCGTCACCCGTGGGCTTGTCATGCAGCGCCCAGTCCGAGCCGGCCATGGCGTGGGCCACGCTCGTCGTCGGTTGCAGGCTGCCATCCGGCATGCCAGCCCCGTACAGCGACCACTCGTGGTCACGCAAGAGGCCCGAAAGCGCCACCGTCGTGGGCCAGCACTCGGTGTGCGTGGCGTAGTTGACGAAGGACGCGATGCGCTTCGTGGAACCCTTCGGGTCCACCCAGTGGTAGGCCGGATGCATCTCCTGGTGGTAGCGCACGCCCCGCCCGAGGATGGGCACCTCCGAGGAGACGAGGGCGATGGGGTCGAGCGACCAGTCCACCTCTTGGTTGGTGTTGCCGACCTGATAGGCGTAGCGGGCGCCCTGCTCGCGCGCGAAGCGGGCGAAGCCGTGCTGGTTGTCCTGCACGGTCGCCATGACGTAGTCCCAGTGCATCGTCCGCGCCTGGGGCAGCGTCACGCCGATGATGTCGCGGTCGGGGTAGTCCCGGTCGCGCTGTCGCCACAGGCCGTCCGCGCCGAACGCCCACGGCGTGCCGGCCTGTCGCCAGCGGCTCCATGCGGCGTCCTCGACGTCGAGGTACTGGTCGCGCAAACGCGCATCGCCATAGGCGTCACGCCCGAACGTCCAGTAATCCTCGTCCCACCACTCGAAGCCGACCGGGGTGTAGACGTCCCACCCCAGCCGGTCCCCGAGCAGTTGCAGGCTGTAGAAGAGGCCGGCGTGATGCCTATCGATGAGCACCTTCATCCAAGGAACTCGGCCCATTGCTTGCCCACGGTCTCGCGGTCGAACAGCTCCCGCGCGCGGGCGCGAGTCTTGGCGCTGGCGACGTGGGCCAGTTCGTGGTCTTCGAGCAGATGGCGCAGGATGTGGCGCACCTCATTGGGGTCGTCCGACGCCTTGAGCGCGATCTCGTGGCCCTCGAACATCTCGGCCGAGGTATGGCCGTCGTAGTCGATCCGCATCCACGATGGGCCGATGGACACGGTCGGGATGCCGTGGTGCATGGCCTCGATGAGGCCCAGCGTGTAGGAGGCCGGCTGGCTGCCGGTCCAGAGGAAGGCCCGCGAGTGCAGCAGGTACTCGCGCATGGCCTCGTAGGACACCTGTCCCGCGCCGCCGATGACCTCGGAGCCGGGACCGACGGGCAGGCGCGGGAGGTCGCGCGTGGCCGTGTCCCAGAACTCCCAGTTGGTGAACGGGTCACGCTGGCGAAGGTGCTGGCTGACCTGGATGACGACGGGATCGTCACCGACCCAGTCCTCGTCCACCTGTTCGCCCCAGAAGCGGATGATGGCGTCGTGTCCGCTGTACTCGGGGATGTTCACCTCGCGCGGGCTGTAGGCCACTCGCTCGAGGCCGGAGACGCGGAAGGGCGCCGCCTCACGCTCATTGTTCTTGACGCTCTGGCCGACACTGCGCCAGATGACGCGCCGGCCCTGGCCGCCCTTCATCCAGTCCTTCACGCGCGGCCACTGCCCGAACAGGCGCTCCAGTCGGTGGTGGTAGATGATGATGCCGTCGTCCCCGAGCCAATCAAGGACCGCGTCAGGGATGCGCTTCTGTGCTTCACCGAGGTTGTCGTCGCTGCCGATGGCATCGACGGCGGCCTTGAGGTCGGGGAAGAAGGGCACCCCATCTGCCGGTGGCCGCTTCAGGTCATGCGGCTTGGAGGGCTCGATGTAGCCCCCGATGCTGAACACCTCGTAGCCGAGGTCCGTCAGCAGGGTGAGCTGCTGCCACTCTTCGATGGAGTGACTGAGGCACAACAGGACGTGCTTGCCCAAGGGTCGCTTCCTCCTAGCAAGGAAGCGAGGAGGGGCTAGGACCCTCCTCGCATGTGATTAGCGGCGCGTGGCCCGGAACTCGCCGGGCCCAGCCTCCGGGCCGCTGAAGGTGATGTCGTACCCCGGCAGGAGCGCGAACAGGTCGTCGCTCGTGTGTCCGCCAACGGGGTGCCACTCACCCACGATGAGCGCGGCGTCCACGGAGCCCGCCGCGAAGAAGGGCCACTCCCCGCCCTCACAGTCGATCTTGATGAAGTCCACGCCGGGGAAGTCGGCGGGCGTCAGCGACGGGACGGTGACGCTCTTGTGGACGCCCGTGGGACTGCCCGTGATGGTGCTGTTGCCGACGAAGGCGTGGTGGAGGTCGTTCTCGTTGTCCCCGAAGGCGTAGCGCACGGTGACGGGGCTGCCGTCACCCGCTGCCGCGCGCAGGAGGCGCAGGCGGTGCGCCACGCCGTTGGCTTCCGCGTTGCGCGCGATGAGGTCGGCGTTCTCGGGGATGGGCTCGACGCACTCGACCGTGAGGTTCGGGTTGTCGAGGAGCAGCGCGATGGCCACGGTGCCGAGGTAGCCGCCGATGTCCACCGCGCGCCCCGACAGGTACAGGTCACGCAGCCCGTACTCGTCCTCGGTCATCGAGGCGTTGGCAGTATTGGCGTCATTTGTGCCTTCGCGGACGTAGACGAGGGCACTTCGACCCCTCGGAGTGCGAAACCATCCTGGCGTGATGTCGTAGCGAGCCACGGCTTCTCCTAGCATTGCCTGTGTTACGTCAACCCTAGCCACTTGCTTGCGGGAACGCGCCTAGACAACATGGCTGACGCGAAGTCGCGCTCGCGCCCGCTGGGGCGATTTGCCAGAAACCGCCTTCAGTCGTCGTAGTAGACGGTGACCTTCATGGACGACGTGAACGAGCACGTCAGGCCATTCGCGATGCGCACTCCGTAGCCGGTGATGGAAGCCGGCGGCGGGCTCGACGGGAACTGGCCGAAGTAGACGAACGGATTGAGGGCGGCAGCAGGGGAGTTGATATTCACCGCGGTGGCCCCGGCATCAGCGATGTCCATGAGGACGACCGTGCCCCCCGCTGCCGGCGTCACGGTCATGCCGTAATAGGTGCCGTCACCGCGGAAGATGTTGTGGGTCGAAGCGGTGGAGAGCAGGGTGGCCTGGGCCATGGGTCCTCCGTGGTGGGGGCGGGGAGGGGTGGGCGCCCCTCCCCGCTGGGGTTCAACGCTTCAGGACTTCCATCACGATCGTCCAGGGGCCGCCCGCCGTGGAGGCGGTGCCGTACTCGGCGTAGGTCCCGGTGACGGTGGTCTGGAAGGCCAGCGGCTCCATGAGGTTGGAGACGGTGGATGGGTAGGACGGGCCCAGCACGGCATGCATGCCGGTCTTGAGCTGTATCGCCCCAGCGAAGTAGGCGCTGTTCCCCGTGGAACCGATGGACAGCAGCGCGCTCGTGGCCGCGTTGGACGCGGCGGGCGCGTACAGCCACAGGTTCATGGGGATGTCGCCGGCTTCGAGGACGAAGAGGTCCTTGGCGGTCGTATCGGTGCGTGCGACGCGGTTCGTGTACGTGACGACGGACCGCCCCGCGACCGAGGTCGAAGCGACGCTCAGAGGCATGTGACTACCTCCTATGCACGCACGCCGGAGATGATGGCAACGGCGTCGGGCTGGAGGATGGCGACAGCCGAGCGCGCGATGGCGCGGGCCGCCGTCATGTCGTAGTCGAAGTAGATGTGCTCGGAGAAGGCGATCTCGATGCCCTGGCGGTCGAGGATGAGCACGTGTTCCTTCGCACCCATGATGACCGACTCGCAGTCACTGGAGGTGCCGACCGTCCGGGCGATGGACTTCTGGCTCGAGAACCACATCGGGATGGTGTCGAGGATGACGCCCTTGGGGGCGGCACCGGGGATACCCGTGCCGAACGCCATCGGGGAGTTCACCCCGGTGCGGTTCGACATGATGTAGTTACCCGAGGCGTCCTTGATCTTCGCCAGGCTGTTGAGCAGCCGCGGGTGCGAGATCACGAAGTCCGCTTCGACGCCCACCAGCCGGAGGGCGTACTGGGTGTCGTAGAAGAGGTCGAAGTCCGGGGAGGCGCCGTTGGTGCCCGCGCTGACCGCGGTCACGCCGCTGTAGGCGACGAGGCCGTAGATCTGCGGGGCGCTGCCCGTGCCCTCGAGGTACTGGATGTCCTGCTGGAGCGCCACGTCGCGGACGAGCGTCCGGGCGAGGTATTCGTTCCACGCGGGGTCGGAGTCGGCGATCAGTTCGTTGCTGTACTTCCGGTAGCCGTACTGCTTCCGGATCGTGATGCTCTGATCGTCGAAGGTGGGGGTCTGCACGGAGAGCTGCGTCGCTTCGTTGCTCTGTGAGGCTCCGCCCTTGGCGGTCTCACGCGGGAGCGAGACGACGTTGGAGCGCACCGGCATCACGGCCACGCCAGCGTTGCGCAGCGCGATCGTGCTCTGCGGGTCGTAGGCGAAGCGGTCCTGCGCGAACTGCGTGGGGACCAACTCCTGGCCGTAATACTGGGTGCCTTCCGTGTTGTCGCGGACGGCGCGCTCGATGCGCTCGATGTCACCGACACCGCGCTCACCAAGCTCGAACAGCACCTCGGTCATCTCGGTGCGGTTCTTGGGCCAGATGATGGAGCGGTAGTTGCGGGTGGCGCCGAGCGACTCGTCGACGGGGTCGTTCTCGTCGGTCTTCTCGCCGCGGTAGCCGAAGATCTCGGAGGCCGCCTGCGTGATGTCCTTCTCGAACGCCTCGCTGGACTTCCAGCCGCCGCGGAAGGCGGCCTTCATGGCCACGCCGAGGCGCGGCAGGCCGTAGCGTCGGCGCGCGAACGAGGGAGCCGAGCGGACGGCCGCAGGGCGCTCCTCGGGAGCCGGGGTGTTGATGGCACGGACGGACTCATCCACGGCGCTCTTGACGAGGGTCGTGAGTTCGTCCTTCGTGAGGGTCAATGCCTCACTCATAGGGGGACTCTCCTTGCTAACTGGTGAGTGAACGGGCTCGCTCGATGGCGATGGCGGTGAACTCCGCGATGTCGGCGTCGGTCAGCATCCGCGCCGTCGCCGCAGATGACGTGATGGTCACCGTTGGCTCGGGTTGGGCTTCCGTTGTCGGCTCGGGGGTGCAGCGCGCTCCCATCTCGAGAGCGAGGGAGTGGAGGGCTTCGGGCTGGAGCGAGCGGACCAGCGACATGACGCTGTCGGTCATGGCCGGGACCGGCTCGGGCTCTGGTTCTGGCTCGGGCTCGACGGCCTCGAGGGCTTCGATGATGCGGATGGCGACCTCGGGCGCGTGCGCGACCGCGTCGGTCGAGCGGACGTGGTAGATCAGGGCTTCGGGGTTGCCGGGATTGGGGACGAGGCTCCATTCGACCCACGGCCATCGCTCCACGTCTCGGGTGGAACGGTTGATGCGGACGAGATGGTCCACGGCCCCGGAGGACAGGGCGAGCATGCCCTTGTCCACCAGTCCCAGGATCTCCTCCGCGTAGCGGTGAGCCTTGTCGATCTGTGCTTCCAGCCACCGACCACGACCTGGCTCCTCCCACGAGCGCAGCTCGCGCCCGATGACCTCGGTCTGCAACTCCTCGTCGAAGCCGTGCGAATAGAGGCCGGGGCGCCCGCCATCGGGGAACCACTCGAGCGCGAGGTCGGTGTTCGCTGAGAAGCGAGTCCCGTACAAGTCCTTGTCGCCAGCGATGGGGCCGGTGTAGGGCACGATGAGCCCAGAGATGATGCCCTGGTCGCGGTCGATGAAGCGCACGGCAAGGTCGGGTAGGTCAGGCATGGGGTCGTCTCCTGTCTCAGAAACCGAGGAGCCCGAGCAGGAATAGCTCGTCCTCGCCCGTGTAATCAGTGGCGATGAACTTCGCGTCGTGGGCCGATGCGCTCGCGGCAGCGACGCCCGCGTGCGCGTAGACCTTCTCGGGGACCCGCGGCCACGGGCCGGGGAACGGCTTGGGCCAGATGCGCCCGGAAGTGTCGATGCCCGTGCGCACCGTCGCGCCATAGGCCGTCGCGCTGACCTGTGCCACTCCGGCGTGGGCCGTGACGGCCCCACCCGTGGCGGTCGCGGTAGCGTCCTTGGCTTCTGCGATGGCGACCGCGAGGCCGGCGGCTGCGGTGACCTTGCCGGTCGCGGCATAGGCGGCGGCTGCGGCCTGTGCGACGCCAGCGGAGGCGGTGACGTGGGAGGCCGTCGAGACGCTGGCTTGGTACACGGTGCCGGTCGCTTCCGCGACCCCGGCGACCGCGATGACCTTCGCGCTGACGCCCCACGCGGCCCCGATGGCAGCCGCCACGCCAGCATGCGCCACGACGCTCGCAGACGGCCGCAGAGCGGCGCTGGTGGCCGAAGCCGACCCTGCACTCGCCTTGACCTTCGCGGACGGCTGGCGGCCCGCTACGGCGACGGTCGCCGTGGTCGGGGACGCCGTGACCTGAGACCCGGCGCTCGCGTTGAGCGCGGCAGCGGTGACGGACGCGGCCCCGGCGGTGGCCCTGACCTTCGCCGTGACGCTCTGACCGGCAGCGGTCGCAGTAGCCGTAGCGTGGGTCGGCTTGACCTTGGCGCTGGGCTGCTGGCCGGCCGCGGTGGCCGCCGCTGTCGAGAGCGTCCCCGTGACCTTGCTGGATGGCGCCTGGGCGGTGGCGGTCGCAGTAGCGGTGACGGCTTCGGCCGTCTCGGAGGCTGCGGCAGAGACGGTTGCATCGAGCGCGGCTGCCGTGACGGCAGCGATGCCAGCGTTCGTCGTGACCTTGCCAGTGGCTGGCCCGGCCGCAGCTTCGCTGTTCGCCAGCGTGGCGCGCGTCTGGACCTTGACGCTGGGCGCCTGGGCGACCGTCACGACGGTCGCCGCTTCAGCGACAGCGGTGCGGCTGGGGTAGGCGTCAGCGTTGAGCGCGGCACCGGTCGCGGCAGCGACGCCAGCGTTGACGACGAGGTTCGCGGACGGGGCCAGCCCTGCCGCGGTGACGGTGGCAGCGGAGAGATTGCCCTTGACCTTGCCGGTCGCCGCGTTGGCCGCCGCGTTGGCCGTGGCGACGCCAGCGTTGGGCTTGACCTTCGCGCTCGCTACGTAGGCTGCTGCGGTCGCTGCGCCCTGCGTGGGCGCCTTGGGCTTGACCTTCGTGCTGGCAGCGTTGGCAGCGGAGGTGACGGTTGCCGTGACGGCGTTCGCCTTGGCGCTCCCGCCCGCCGTCGCGTTGAGCGCGGCACCGGTCGCGGCAGCGACGCCAGCGGACGCCTTGATCTTGGCGCTGGGTGTCTTGGCGCTGGTAGTGACCTCGCCACGGCCGGGGACGTTGACGGTGGTGCCGCTCGCCGTCGTGCCGATGAGGGCGAAACCGACGACGCCCCACGCATCGGAGGCGGTGATGGAGGCGGTGCCGCCGTCGATGGTGGAGCCAGAGCCGATGAGGACGTGGAAGTGCAAGTCATCCGTCGCATCCGCTGTCCAAGTTCCAGAGCTGCGCCGTGAGAGGTTCCCGCCACTATATGTAGAGGTGTCCTCGTAAGTGACTTGGTAGGCGTTGCTTTCATCCCTAGCGCCAGAACGACGCACCACGAGCCAGTACGTCGTGGTGGCAGAGAGCGTCGCACTGACGGGAAACTGGACCCACGTTAGCGAATAAGACGCCAGTTGCGATGCCGCGATAGAACCAGCGGAGCCGACGACCGTTCCCGACGGTGCGCTTGAAGCGTCGGTCTGTATCTCGACGATGAGGTTGTCGGTCGGCGCGCCAACCTTCCCGCACCGTACAATAACGCCGGTGACGCTCCCCCCACTGCCCGACGCGAAACTCTGGGCGACTTGCTCGTCTGTCCCTCCGGCGCCAAGTACATTCGTCTGCGAGCTCGTAGTCAGGTGGTTGGAGATGCCACCAGGGTAGGCCCACTGGAGCTGGATGGCGCCATCGGTCCCCGAGGACTCCGCGTACTCGGGGACTTCGACCCACGTCCCACCGCTCTGCCCGCTGAACTGGGCGATGGCGTTGTCGTCGTTGACGGCGACGAAGTTGACAGCGAGGCGGTCTGGGCCAAGGGTGGTGACGCTGGAGTCGGCGGCGGTGGCGCTCGTGCCGACCGTGTTGACGGTGGCGCCTGCGGTGGCGTTCTCGATGACGGTCGCCAGCGTCGTGCCGGTCGAGACATCCGCGAACTCGTAGAAGCGGCAATACACATCTTCGGATGTGCTATTGGACCCGTACGCGATAGGCACTTGCGAAGATGTGCGGCGACCTATCCAAAGGTGTTGAAGGGCCGCTGTCGGACTGCCTACAGCAAACTCACCGATGTAAGACATCGTTGAGCCGGTTCCGTCCAGAGCCGCTGCATAGGAAACGCTTGTGAGGCTGACCGCCCCGGACGTACTGCCGTCTTGGAGTATATGGAGGACAACGACGTTCCCGATGCTCGCTGACGTTATTTCGAGATTGGACGACACCTGCCACGCACCGCCAGCATCGGTGGCGCCTATACCGGATGCATGGAAGCGTGGCGCAGCCATCAGATTGTCCCGCCGTAGTCGATGTCAGAGTCGTACACGAGGTCGCCGGGGCTGACGACCTCGTTGGAGCTCGTGTAGACGCGGATATGCTGGCCCGCGTCCTTGGCTTCCTTGGCCTGCACGAAGGCGGCGGCGCGCTCCGTCTGCGTGTCGGTCACGGAGGCGATGGGGATGTCGCGGACGATGCGCTCGGTGCCGTTGGGGCGCACAGAGACGATGCGGATGAACTCGGCCACGACGGGGAACCTCAGACGGTGACGGTGAAGATGCCTGAAGCGTTGAACGCCACTGTGAAGGTGCCATCGGTGACACTGTTGACGCCGCCGAAGTACAAGTAGCAGATGCCGTAGTCGCTGACGGCGTCGTCGTAGACGAGACAGCCGTAGACGTTGGCGAGGGTCGCGCTCGTGCCGTCGCTCACCTCGTCGGCGGCGTCGAACGTGTAAACGTTGCTCGAGATGCCAGAGGTGATGGAGCCGAGCGCCTGGCCGGTGGCGGGCCACTCGGAGCCATCGGCCACCTCGTTGCCCGAGGCCGTCCACTGGCCCGCGTTGTACGCGGTGTTGGCGAGGGTGGCGGTCTTGTCGGGGGTGATGTCGTTGTCGTAGAGCGCGATCTTGATGGCGTCGAGGTCGAGGTCGATCGCCTGGCTGTTCTCCAGCACAGCCTCGAGGGTCGCGACGAACACGCCGCTCGCTGACCAGGCCATATCTTCAGTCTCCTGCTTGTGCGATGGCCTGCGCCAGCGCGGCTTCGGCGTCGGCAAGCTGCTGGCGCAACTGCTCGACCTTGACGGTGTACTTGTCCACCTGTTCGAGGCTCCTCGCCCGGCGCAGCGCCGCGCGTTCCTCGCGGATGAGCCGGTCAGTGTCTTCCTCCGCGGAGGCCGAGACGGTGGCGACCTCGGCCTGCGCGACGGTGTTCTGCTTGGGCATCAGGCGCGTCCTTCTCCTCGTGCGGTCGGGGCGTAGACGATGGTGTCGGTGCCGTTGTCACGGACCGTCTGGAGGTTCATCACCGGGCGCCGCTTCTCGGGGTCGAGGCGGACCGCCTCGGTGCCGACGTAGTCCTCGCGCTCGTTGAGCACGAGCTTGGCGCTGACGCCAGCGAGGACCATCGGCGTCGAGAGGAAGCGCATCTTCGGACAGACGTGGAAGCGTGTGCCCACGCCCTTGTCATTGGTCTGGTCGGTCTTCTTGCAGGCCGGGCAGACCCAGTTGCGGATCATGCGATCTCGACCTCGTCCACGCTGACGATGCGCCCGCTGGCGTCCCGGTGCGGGATCTTGCGGACGTTGCGGGGCCGCGTGACCTTCTCCGCGATGAGCGCGACCTGGCCGACCACGGCCACGGCCGCCTCCGCGGCGCGGGATGCGCTGGCGGCCATGCTCTCGACCTCATCGAGGCGTGCCTGGAGGTCGTCGCGCAGGCCGTCGCGGATGGACTTCACGGCGAAGTCGTCCACCGTCACCGGCACCGAGAGGTGCAGCGGGCCGGCAGCCGTCACGGCACGGATGCCGGGATACCGCTGCGACGGTTCCCCGTCGAGGATCTGGCGGGGCGAATAGCGTCGCCGGAGCCCCAGCAGGAAGGTGTCCATCTCCTCGGGCGCCACGAGGCGGTGCATGTGCGTCGTGTCGCCGTTCTCGATGTACGCCTGGACCGTGGGGTGCTTGTAGAGGCCACGCCCAAGGGCCCGGACCCGGTCACCACCGGGCGTGGGCTCCGCGCCGGACTTCTTGGGCGTGTCGTACTCCTCGGGACGCCCCTGCTCGGCCTTCATCTCCATCTGCTTGTCAGCGAGGGCCTGCGCGTCTTTCTGCGCCTTGAACGCTTCGTCGCCGCCCTCTAGGGGGTCGCCCATGCCGAACTGCTTGATGGCGCGGTTGATGGGCAGTCCGGCCTTGACGTAGGCGAGCCACTGCGCCATCTCCTCGGTCGGGGCGCCGCGCAGGGCCTCGACCCCGGTGAAGTCGTAGGCCACGCGGAGCTTCTTGCGCGTGGGGTCGAAGAGGGGCACGAGGTAGGAGTTGATGGGCACGGCCCGATGGGTCAACTCGTTGATCATCGTCTGCCGCCAGAAGACCCGCTCCGCGTCGCGCGTCGAGGCATAGACCGATGCCTTCTCGTCGTCGCCAGCGAGCACGAGCGGCACGCCGAGGACAGCGCAGATGGTCATGCGGGACACCTTGCGGCTGGCGATCCAGTCGGCGTCCTTCTGGCTCATCGAGAGTTGCTGCCACGAGAGGCCAGCGGGCAGGATGGGCGTCTTGCCCTGGTTCTTCGGTCCGCGCAGCGCCGCGAAGGCCCGCTTGATGTACGAGCGGTCGGTCGGCGTCAACTCGACGTTCTCTTTCGCCACCCACGCGCCGGCCGGGATGCCCCAGTTGCGCAGCAGCGAGTCGTTCCACTCGGACGCGCGCTTGTTGGTGCTGATCTCGAAGCGGGCCGCGGAGAGCGGTGAGAGGAGACGGTAGGGGTCTTGGAGGTTGACGATGTCGCGGAAGGGGATGATGCGCTCGGCGGGATAGTAGTCGCGCTGCCCGGTGCCCATCGGGGTGTGCCAGTAGCCCTCGGGGAACGTGCGGCCCATCTCGGGCTCCACGAGGGCCCCGGAGAGCCAGTGCAGTTCCTGCGGCTGGCCGCCGTACTTGCCCTTGACCATGAGCCAGTAGGAGCCGCCGTGGACGCAGCCGCCGGCGGAGGTGTATGCCTGGAGCTGGGCGCCCTCCCATGCGGGGTTCACGTCATCGAGAAGGAACTGGAGGTCTTCGCCCGCGCTGTCTGACTTGGCACCGAGGGGCACCCACTCCGTGCCGTCGCGGACCTCGACGCGCAGCGGTGCGGACTGCACGGCCATGGCCTTGAGGTGGACACAGCGGAAGACCCATGCCTCGTCCGCGGGCTGGCGGCCGAACTCGAGGAGGCTCTGCGGCACGCCGTCGCTGGCGGACGGGATGCCCATGAACGCCTTGAACTCGGACTGCGTGGCGCGCACGGCGGAACCGGCGAACGCGATGTCGAACATGGGTGGAGTGGTCATCTGTCAGTCATCTCCATCCTCCGCGACGACACGGTCGCACGCGCGGCACCAACCGAAGCCGAGGTCATAAGGGGCATCGCACTGGCATGTCAGGCTACGAACGCCCTGAAGCGCGGCTTGGGAGCCTCTTCGAGGGCTTGGGACACGGCCATCACGACCGCGACCGCGGCGTCGATCTTCTTCGAGCGCGTCGGCTTTTCGAGTCGCCACCCTGTTTCACCCACCTGTCGCGGCACGACGTGGCGCAGGTGCGCCGCGAGCGTCGCATCGAACTCATCGGACGGGTCATGGACGACCCGCTGCTCCATGACCGCCTCGTAGAAGCGCCGCGACGCCTCGACCATCCAGCCGCCCTGCTGGGGCACCGGGATGAGCGAATAGCCGCGCTCGGCCTCGAGGGCCAGCTCCGTCGAGGCGAGGCCCCACTTGTCGTAGACGAAGGCCGGTCCGGGGGCGGCCACGTCGTTGATGCGCACCGCCGAGGCCGGGTAGCGGCCCCGAAGCTCGCGCAGGTAGCCCACGATCTCGTCCAGCGGCATGCGCCAGTCCTTGTGTGCGACGGTCCCCTCCTGGTGGGGGTTCTGCCACACGCGGGCCTTGACCGCGACCTCGTCGCCCTGGCGCTGCGCGATGACGACCGCGGAGGCGTCGTTGTTCAACGCGATGTCGATGCCCACGCAGATGGGCGCCCGCCGGTCGAGCTCCACCGACCCCGCGCAGGCATCCCATGCCCCGGCAGGGAGCCAGAAGTCCTCGACGGGCACGAAAGCGTTGGTGCGCTTGATGCGGAACTCGGACTCGGGCGTGATGCGCACGGCGCTGCGCATGTCCTCCCGGTCGATGATGTCATCGAGGCCGGGGTTCGCCAGTTCCCAGTTGGCCTCGTCGCGGTGGTCCGACTCCTCGTCGGCTCCCCACCACGCCATGAAGAACGTCGGGTCGTCCACCTCGCCGCGGATGACGCGCAGCCCGTACTGGTAGAGCTGGTACAGGATGGACTCGTCCTCGGCCCGCGTGGACATGACGCCCGCGGTGGTCACGATGAGCATGAGCGGGTCGAGTCGGGCGCCCATGGCGAGCTGGAGGACGTCGAACAGTTCTCGCGTCGGCCACGCATGCAGCTCGTCCGCGAGGATGAGCGTGGGCGACAGACCCTCCTTCGTGTACGCCTCGGAGGAGACGGCCCGGTAGACGCTCTGCGACTCGCGATGCTCGAGGACATGGCTGTAGACCTTGATCTCCTCGGAGAGCAGCGGGTCCAGCAGCACCATCTGCTTGGCGTGGTTGAAGATGAGCTTCGCCTGGTCGCGGTCGGCGGCGGCGCTGATGACCTGTCCGCCGGCCTGCTCGGTCGTCAGCGCAGCGACGGCGATGGATGCCGCGAGGGCGGATTTTCCGTTCTTTCGTGCCGTACTGAAGCAGGCTAGTCTGTGCCGCCGCCTCCCGCTCCCGGTACGAGCGTAGATGTGGCGGATGGCCTCCTGCTGCCACGGACGGAGCAGGAACGGCTGGCCCTTGCGTCCTGCGAACGAGTCCTCGGTGATGCGGCAGTAGGTCTGGATGAAGTCGATGACCTCGTCACCCTCGCCGCGCGCGATGTCAGCGGCGGGGACGGGCGTCAGCCAGCGGGGCGGCCAGCCTTGAGGGCCCGCTGCTCCCGCAGCGCCGCCAGCCCCGTCTTCTGCGCCTGCACCTGCGCGAGCCCGAGGCGCCCGCGGTCGGCTGGGTTGAGTCCGAGGAGTCCTAGCCATACGGACAGTTGCTTCTCCACTTCGCGCAGCATCGCGACCTGGGGGCGCGCGACCTCCAGTCCTTTCTCGTTGATCTGGGTATGACCGTGCTCCTCGACGTTCGCTCGGAGGGCGGCACGCTCATCCCACGCCTCCGTGACGAGGCGCAGCGTGGCGAGGGCGTCGGTCTCACCGATCCAGCTCCCCGCGCCGGCAGCCATGAGCGCTTCGACCAGCTCCACGCCGGTCTGCGGCCCATGGCCGTTGACGACCTCGACCTGGACGGGACGGATGGCCGTGATGGGACGCGGCAGGGGTCGCTTGCCGGGGTTGCCCAGCCGCTTCTTCTCCTCGAGGGTCTTGGGTGGGCGACCACCGGCATGCACCATCTCGCCTTGACATCCGTGCTACGGTGTTGGTCCGGTCCGTGAGCGCGTCCCTTCACAGGTCGACGCGGGTTTGAACTCACGGGCCGTTTCTCTTGCTGGGCCCCGGATACTCCTCGCAGACCGCGGATACTCCCCCCCAGTATCCATGCCCATGTTTCGCGACCGTGCGCGCGACAG